CGGCGAGCGGAACTTCTGCCGGTCGAAAGGCTTCGGCGCGTCGTCCTCGAAATAGACCATGATCGCCGGCAGCGAATCCGTCTCGATCGGCCTCGTGCGCTCGCGGTGGATGCTGAGCCCGCTGATCCCGCTCGATCCGTTCAGCGCCGCGATCAGCGCCGCCACAATCTGCTCGCGAATCGAGGACGCCATGGATTATGAGAGCGTCGTGGTGGTGGATAGCACGTACCAAACGCCGCCATAGGCCACGAGCGCGAGCGTATCGCCCGCGTTCGCGAACGTGGCGACGTGCTTCGCGCCGTTCAGCTTGTTCGAAGGCGTCGTTACCGTGTGCGCCTGCGCCGTGGTGCCGACGATCCGCAGCACTTTGCCGTCGTCTCCGCCGGCGCTCTGCGCTCCGGACGTCGGCGCGGCGAGCGTCATGGCCAGAGCCGAGCTGCCGGTGACGAATGCCGTGCCCTGCTTGAGCGCGATTGCGCCGGCCGTTGAATGCGCCTCGGTGGCCGAGACCGACGCGATCGCAGCGTCGATCGCCGCCAGATTGCCCGCGGCCGATTCGTCGACGGCCACGCCGTAATCCGGGACCGTGAATCCGAAAGTCGTGGTTTTCTTCGACATGGTTTCCTCTCTCCTGAGAACTTCTTTAGGTCGAACCTAGGAGCAGCTTCGTCAATCCGCCGTCGCCGATGCGCTGCCGGTCGCGCACTGTGAAATTCCGGCTGCCCACCGCGACGGGCTGGCCGATGGCAGCCGCGGGGAAGGCGGAAGTCTGTACGGTGAGCGTGGTGGCCAGCACCACCACTTCCCCGCGCTCCGCATCCTGCACGAGGATCTGGTCCGCCTCGTCGAGCAGGCCCACGCCGTTCACGCCGCCCACGCTGACGGCGATGCCCATGTCCGCCAGGAGCGCCGGAATATCGGCGTCGCCGAAGGCGGCCGCGGACGAGGGAATCGGCATCAGTTACCCCCGGTCTTCGCTTTGGGCCTGGGCGGCGCGTCGGCAATCTTGCGCGGCTCGGGATCGTTGTGATGCGGCGCGTGAACCGTGACGCCCATCTGGTTTTCCTTCGCCACTGCCGCGGCGTGGTCCTCGTGGTATTCCGCGGACCCCGAACCCACCAGCTCGTGAGCCAGCGGCGCGGGGCATTCGTACACTTCGCCCTTCTGGGCATGGTTTCCGCCCATGATGATCGAGCGCTTCAGGCGGATCTTCCGAACGGCGTTAGGTGCCATTTCACACTTCCTTTCCGGGGAACGGACGCGGGCCCCGCGCCGAGAGGGATAGGCGCGAGGCCCGGCAAATTCACGCGGGCGCCGAAAGCGCTTACGTGATGTTGTATTTCGAGACGACGAACGCCACCGGATAGCGCAGGACGATATCGACCAGCATGAACGTGGTCAATTCGATCATGCCCTGCTTTTTCAGCCGGTAGGGATCGACGATGAACTCGAATCCGGATCCCCACATGTTGATCAGCAGCGTTTCGAAGACGCCGCGGATCAGCACGTGCAGGTTCGACCCGCTGCCTTCGGTCTCGTTCGAGGGCACCTGGTTCGTGGAGCGCGCTTCGTAGCCGTCCACCGTGTCGTCGTCCGCCCAGATGGGCAATCCGATCGTGTTGCCCAAACGCGCGGTGCGCTTGAGGCGCGATTTGATTCCCGGCGTGGTGAGCCAGCCTCCCTCGCCGAGCTGGTCGGCGTTGGCCGCTTCGAGCAGCTCCGTCATGTTGACGATGTCGTTCCAGTCGGGCGAGGCGCCGTTGCCGGCGTCGTTTTCGTTCGTGAAGCTCTGCACGCCGGTGGTGGCCATGATCCCGCTGGGCTGGTTCGATCCGCCGCCCTGGATGGCGACGCTGTCGACGGCCAGCGCCAGATCGCGGGCCAGATCCTCGCGGACGAGGGTGTCCACGTCGATCACGGCCTGCGCCAGCAACTGCCGCGAATAGCTCGAGGAAGACTGGTAGGTCTTCGGCGAGCTGGTGATGGCGCCGAGGGTCAGGTTCGAATCCGCGACGTCCGCGCCGGGATTTTCGGTGACCCACGAGCCGGTGGCGCGGCCCGTCTGCCTCGGGAAGCTCACGTTGTCGCGGAGTCCCGCGATTGTGCGAGCGCCCAGCTCTTTCACGCGCATCCGGTTGTACAGGTACTGGATGAACTCGCCGGGTTCGGTGAAGACGAGCGTCTGGCCCACGGTCGAGCCGCCGGTGTAGAGGCCGGCGCGCTTCTCCGGGACGAGCTGCGGGAACCGCTGGGCGATATCCGGGGTAATGGAATGGCGGATCGACCAGGGCATGAACACGCCCGCCGAATGAACGGAGCGTCCGGCCTGCACGGCGCGCTTGCGGAGCTCGTTGGAGATTTCCATCTCCATGCAGTTCTCCACCTTTCGCCCCTCGGCTCCGTCCGCCGCGGCCAGGATCAGCCGCGCCAGGTTGTACTGCTTCTGCTCGCGATCGCTGAGATCGAAATGCTCCCTCGCCGCCTCGCTTGCGGGCTGCTCGAGCGGCCGCCCGCCGCGCGTCTGGATTTCGGCCAGGATTTCGCGCGACACCTGGTCGACGGTCTTCCCTTCCTCGATCCACTTCGCAATGCGCTCCTGCTCGATGCCATGCAATTTGCCGAGCCGCGCGATTTCCGCGGCGGCCTTCCGGAATTCTTCCACTGTGATGGGTTCCACGGTGACCTTCCTTCGTGCTGCTTGTGCCGGTGCCGCCGGCGCGGTTGGAGTCGGGGCGGCCTGGGCCGCGTCCGGATTACTGCGAGTTTCCGAATTCACTCTGGCGACGACGACGGGATAGGTGCGCTCGCCATCGTGCGCGCGCCCCACGCCCACCGTGGGATCGGCCGGCACGCTCACGGAGCTGGCCTCCATCGGCATCCAGCTCGAGGCGCGGTAGGTGTCGCCCTTTTCCTTCGAGGATTCCTCGAGCTTGTATTCCTTCACCGCGTAGCCCACGGAGATGAATTTGCGGATCTTGTCGCGCATGTCGCGCTTCACCGCCTGCGCCGCCGGGTTGGCGCTGAAGCGGACCACTCCGCGGAGCTTTTTGTCCGCCACGCGCACGCCCTCCACGATGCCCACGATGGCGCGCATATCGTGCGAATCGAGGAAGCTCAGCCCCAGCTGGGCGCGCGAAAGATCCACCGATTCGGGCGAGTGATCGAGGATCTCGCGGCCGAACCAGCGCTCCACGGGATACTCCGAGCTGATGCTGATGGCGAACGTGTTGCGGCCCTTCTTTTTCTTTTTTGCCTTGCCCTCGGCCTCGAGCTCCTGCTCGCCGTCTTCCGTGCCGCGCGGCTTGTTCGGATCGTCGAGCGGCTCGGCGGCTCCGAGATCGTCGTCGCCCTCTTCGCCGTCGCTGTCGTCCACGTCCTTGATCTCGTCCGGCTCGAGCGGATCGCAATCCCGCTTCCCGGCCTTGCGCACGATGCGCACCGGCCGCATCTCCTCGATCTGGAAGTCGCGCGAGAGCATGGGCAGCTCGTCGAGATCTTCAAGTTCGCCGTCGCGCGATTCCGCGCAGCCCGCATCGTCCCAGGCCAGCGCGGGATCGTCCGATTCGGGGTCGGCGGCCACGCCGCGGCTCAGTCGGCCGGCGCGCACCTCGGCCTGGCGCTGCTGCTCGACGACCGAGCTTTTCTTCCCGTCCTGTTCGCTCGAAACCTCGATCCCGTATTTCTTGGCCGCGGCCACGATGCGCTTCCAGGCCTTTTCCTTCTCGGCCTTGTCGGGCATGTCCGTCTGGTCGAAGCGGCTGATCGCGTTGCGGATATGCCGCTTGGTCTTGGCCTCGCTCTTGAATTTGATGGGCAGGTGCCAGGTGGATTTCTTTTTCGCGTCGCCCACATAGGCGAAGGCGTCCGACGTCAGGTCCTCGCCGGCCACGCGCTTGGTGTTTTTCTCGGCCATCTCAGCTTCTTCCTATCGCTACGAGTTTTCGGCCGCCCTTGGCTTCCACTGTGGCTTCGGGTTCGACCGGCTCTTCATCCGACGGCGTCTCCTGCTCCTTCGGCCCCTTGTCGATCACCGGCGGGCGCGCGTCGACCGTGAACTCCAGGCCGTACTGCTCGGCCAGCTTCTTTTCGCGCGCGATCTGCTCGAACACTTCCTCCACGTCTCCGCCCTCCTCGCCGATGATGCGATCGCGCGTGCGCAGGCCGGCGCCGATGCCGAGGATGGAGGCCTGCACGTCCTTGAGCGGATCCACCCAGGGCCAGCCGCGCGCTTCCCACTTGCCCTCGAGAAAACGGCCGGGATCGCGCGAATCGAGCACCAGCTCGCCCGAAAGCAGCGCCATCGAAAGCCAGTTTTTGAATACGGGCTCGAGGAAGTTTTCCTTCATGAAGCTCTGGCAGATCTTCCACTGATCGCGCTCGATCAGCAGGCCCGAACGCATCGAGCTGTAGTTCACGCCCTCGAGGTCCGCGGCCAGCGCGTTGTAGGAGACGCCCAGGCCTCCGGCGATGAAGCGCAGCGCGGCCTTCACGAACATGGGAAAGGCGTTCGCGGGATGCTCCGGATTCCACTCCTTGAACCTGAGCCCGGGAGGAAGCTCCTCGATCACGCCGGGATTGGCCTCGATGCGGCGGTGCTCGTCTTCGGTGGGCGCTTCGTAGGCTGCGTCGTCCGTGTGCTCGAGGAAGCCGATTTTTGCGGCGCTCACCCGCGCGGCCACCAGCTCCGCCTCCATGTAGCCGCCCACCATGCGCATTTCGAGCATGCAGGGCGTGAACCAGGGGATCCCGCGGGTCTGCTGCACGCGCAGCGGATCGTAGAGGTGCAGGATGTACTCCGCGCGGATCCGCTCGCGCAAAAGCGAGCCGCCCAGGTCGGAGGGATGCGCCGGGTTCACGTGATAGGCCACGGGCCGGCCCCACACGTCCACCTCCACGCCCATGCGGATTTCGTTCTCGGCGGCGCTGCGCCCCGCGCCCGGCGAGGGCCAGCGGCTGAAGAGGTGGTCCACCTGGTCCGCGTCGATCATCTGCAGCGCGAAGCGGTATTTGTTGTCGAACCCCGGGACCATGCGCACGAAGGCTTCGCCATCCGTGGCCACCGTCTGCAGCACCAGGCTCTGCGCGGCGCGGAAACTCAGCTTGCCGTCCACGGTGCAGTTCCCGCGGCGGCACCATTCCTTCCAGGCCTTCTCGATCTTGCGGTTGAACTGCTGGTTCAGCTCGTCGTTGTTGTTGCGCACCAGCGGCTGGTAGCCGATGCCGCGCTCGCCCAGCACGTTGGCCACGAGGATCTTCAGGTAGCTTTTCGCCACCGCGTTGTTGCGGCTGAGCTCGCGGGCGCGGCCGCGCAGGATGCGCAGGTTGCCCTTGATCTCCTGGTCGGCGGAAAGGATCGGCGCGTTCACCCAGTCCATGGTGAGACGCGAGCCCACGCTGCCGTTGAAGAGCGTCAGGTTGCGCCTGCCGTGCGCGGGCGGGGCGAACCAGCCGGCCACGCGATCGCGAATGCCGGCAAACCACCCCGATGCCGCCGGGCGCGCGCGTTTCACGCGGCCACCTTTCCGGAATTCTCCGATCGCCACACGAAGTTAAAGCTCTCAGGTCCGGTCTGCACCAGGGAGTAGTCGTGCCCCGGATAGAGCTTCTCGACCGCCTCGGCGACGCTGTCGAGGATCTCCTCGATTCCCTTTTGGGTGAACGCGCGGCCAGGCGCGGCCGCGAAAACCCTTCGGGCGAAGCCCTTGTTCCGCGGGGCAAAGATCTTCACGCGAATGCGGCGAACGTGGCTCATCAATAGTCGAGGCCCGTAACGTCCTGCCAGGTGGGCGGGAGATTCGTCCGCTCGTCCTCGGTCGAGAAGTCCACCTTCCAGGGCTTCGAGAGTTTCCCGGGATGCTGCTGGCGCCACACCACCGCGCGATACATGCCGCGAAGCGCGAGCAGCTCCCTCAGCGGAATCTTCGTGACCGCGCGGCCGGCGATGTGGTACGCCTCGATATCGCCGGGGACGATCGCTCCGCTCACGCGGTTCGCGATCACCGCTTCGATCGCGGCGAGAGTCTTTTCCTCGAACGTCTGGAACGCGCCGGCTGCCGAGCTGGCCGCGCTCGGCTCGACGATGATCACCAACTCGTCGCCCGTGATGTCGTACGTCTCGCCGGCGAGCGACGAATCCACGCTGCCGTCGTTGACCAGGCGCTCCGCGTACCGGTAGGGCCCCGGGGCGAGCCCTCCGGTGTCCGTCGGCGTGAGCTCGATGAGGAACGTCGCAGGATCCTGCTCCGTGGCGGCCTTGTTTAATTTCTGGGCCAGGCCGTTCAGATAGAGCGTGTAGCCCCAGCCGCCGGAAGGCGAAAACTCCGGAAGCGAGCGCGTGAATTTGACGGTGGTTCCCTGCGCGAAGTGGCGCGGCACATAATCGGGAATGATCGGCCCGGCGCCGTCTCCCGGGCCCGGAGGCGGCGGCGAAGGAGACGAGGGCGCGTAGAAATAGACGGCGGCAACCGAGTCCCCCGCGATGGGCAGGAAGTCTGTGGTGAGCTCGCCGCCGGCCAGGCTGTACTCGCCTGGAGGCTGCAGCAGGCCGTTCCAGAAAACCTGCAGAGAGCTGGCGGGCGAAGGTGTGTACGTGAGGGCGAAGGCCTGCGTGTGGCCGTCCCCTGTAAACCAATCGGTTTGTTGACTCATCTACTTGTACCCGGCTCCCGCCGTCACTGGCATCCTGCGCCGGTCGCCGCGAGCGATGGCGCGCAGGAGCCTGCCGCGACGTAGGGCTTGAGCGCGGCAACGATGTGCGTGATGAATGTGCTGCCGCCGCGGTCCGTCGTCATGCTGTAGGACCCGGCCGGAGTAATGGCCCCGTTTGAGTCGAACAGTCCCCACGTGCCGTAAGTCCCGTCATCGCAGCGGAGCGTCGCCCCCGTCCCGGCGGTTGGTTCCCCGCCGGCGTCGTACGCGCCTTCACACAGCACGGTCCAGTCGTTGTTCGTGCTGGTGGTGACCGAAGTCGTCAATGCATCGACGGTTGAATTCGCGGTGATGTTCGTTGCGGACGTGTCGGGCTGCCCCGACTGCGCCACGCCGTCGTACTCCGCCGCGCCCGCCAGCAGATAGTGGTTGTTCGTCGCGCTGACGACGACGTTGTGCGTGCCGCTCGATGGGTTCTGGAGCTCGTAGTGATAGGAGTAGCGGTCCTGGTTCGAGTTCGTCATCTTGGCGACGAGCGACATCGAGACGCTGTTGTACGTGACGCCGGTGATGTCGTCGTGGCCGCTCGCCAGCGTATCGCCTTGCAGGCAAACGTCCAGCTCCCGGTTCGCTCCCGAGCTCGTGGTGAATGAAAACGTCAGGCTGTTCGTCGAGCCGCCGTTGTTGCCTCCGTCCTTGCAGGAGCCGGAGGCATAGGAAATTCCCGCGCCGGCCGGCGCCGCGGCGAGAAGGCCGATAAGCGCGAGAACGAAAAGTTTTTGTGCCGCCTGTCTGCTAGTCATAGAGAAGGGTAAAGATCACGGCCGAGCCGCACTGCGTCGATCCCGAAGCGGTCGTCGTTTCCGCCACGGAGATCGCGGTGGAAAAGGCGAACGGCGGAATCGAGGCGTTGAAGGCTCCGGTCGCGGGAGTTCCGAACGCGTGCAGCGGGCTCGTGCCGATGGTGGGCGAGCTCGAGTTGTAAAACTGGATGTAGCAGGCGCTCGGGTTCGGGTTGTAGCCGAACCACCCGACGACGTTGCCCGCGCTCGATTTGCAGGTCGTCGCGCTCGTGGCGCTCACGTCGCACGCGGAATTCGCCGCTCCGGAGGCGCTCGACGGAACGTTCACGAAGAAAAACGGGTTCGACGCCGTATTCGCCGAGCCCGTCGGCGCCACCTGGAGCGGCGTGTTGATGATCGCCGCCGAGAGGGCCGGGACGAATTCGAGCGAGAGCGTGCCGGCGGTCGGGTAGGTGGTGCACGAGTAGACCGCTTCCATCTGCGCCGAAGTGGCCAGCGTCGAGGCGGGGGTGAACGCCTGCCCGGTCGTGCCATTCGACGGCGTGACGGAGATCGCCGAGCCGTTGTTCAGCAGATTGCCGAGCGAATCGGCGCTCTTGATCTGGATCGTGCACGCGGAAGGCGAGCCGGTGATCGAAGCCCAGGTGAGGATCAGGGTGCCGTACTGCGAGAAGGTGGAAACCCGAGTGACGGAGCTCGTGGCCGTGGCGGTCGCGGCTGCCGCATTGAACAAATTGACGTAGTTGTAGCTGACGATGGGATCCTCGGCGCCATACGCCCCGGCGTTGTTGTAGATGAGCTGGCCGCTCGTTCCCGGAACGGCGTTCAAGCCCGTGCCGCCGTGGGAAATTCCGAGGATCCCCATCACCTGGGTGGCCAGGTTGATCAGCGTCTGCGCGGCGCGCGTGCCCGGAAGATACGCGACGAGCGCCAGCAGAAGAAGAATGGCCGCCGCCCTGCGATAGCGTCGAAGCACTCTTAGTACCTGTAAAACGCGATGAGAACATCACCCGTCTTGGGCGCGGCCGTCATCGTGATCGTGGCCGTCGAAAGAGTGTAGTCGGAGCCTCCGGCGATCAATTGCTGGCCGTTCAGATAAAGCTGCAGGTCCGCGGAGGGGTTCGGCGTGTGCGCCAGCGTGAAGCTGGTATTCGAGCCGTTGATCGAGCCCGAGGGCGTTTCCGCATCGGAGAAGGTGCCGGTCAGAACCGCTCCGCAGGAAAAAGCCTGCGTCGTGTTGTTGTATTGCAGTGCTCCGGACGTGCAGTTCGGAATCGTCGACCAGCCGCCGGTGGCCGATGCCGTTGTGACGAGGATCTGGTTCGCCGCGGAATTCGTAGGAACTGAGGTGCCGTCGACTTTCGCAACGGTGACGACGTTCGATCCCGACGTCGTGGCATCGCCCGAAAGTTCCGCTGCCGAACCAGTACCCGAAGCTTCGCGAAGGATGCCGGTGAAGGCACCGGCGTTTGCGTTCAATCCGCCGTTCGCGCCAGGCAGAATGCCCTTTACCTGGGTGGCCAGGTTGATCTGCGTCGCGGCGGCCATCAGGAGCGGGGCCGCAATCAAAAGGGTGATCGCCACCTTGACCGCCTTCAGCTTCACCAGCTTTTCCGGCGCGGGAGGCTCGATCGGCCTTCCGAGATGATCGCGAAACACGGGATTGAAGTTCATGGAGTTGCTCCTAGCGCGCTGTTTCGAGGCTTGCCTCGCGGGAATGCAGGCACTTCATTTCCAGGGGATTTTCCGGGGGCGCTCAGGGCTCGATGATCTTGAGCTCCCAGCGCCGCGCCGCGCACGGCGTCCAGATGACGCCTTTGCCCTCGGCATCCGCGAACCGGTCGACCAGCACCGCTTTTCGCCCGGATTCGCTGAGCTGGATTTCCTCGCCGGGCCCCACGGCCGCGGCGATCTCGTGAATCAGGCGGTCCGCGCGTTCGTAGCCGCGCTTGCCAGCTTCGCGCGCGCGCGTGTAGCGCGTGACGAGATCGGCCACGTCGCTTTTCTTTTTTCTCGCCATTGTCAGGTAACGCACCAGGCCCGAGGCCGGCGCATTTCCGC